CTGCGAGATGGCTCCGTTAAGCGTCGCGATCAGATCGTTAAACAGTTTGAGGCAGCAATTGACCAGCTTGTCAAGGACCGTAAAGCTCAACTTGAAAAGATCATTGCCGATGCCGAGGCGGAAGCCAAAAGTATCGCCGATGCGGCGCAAGCCAAGATAGATGCCCTACCTCCAATCCCGGAGGGCATTCCAAAAAGCCGTCGGCAAGCTTACATGAGGGTTCGAGCAAAAGAGATTGCTCGGATCAACAATGAGTCCGCTGCCCAGCAAGACGGAGTAATGAGCAAAGCTTCTGAAGGAGCAACTAAAGCTAAGGGTGACACCAAAGTCAAAGGTGAAGCGCTTAGGAAAGATGCTTCTTCTGCGAGTGCTAAAGTAGCGTCAGACCTCAAGGGTAGTATTAAAACTGCTCAAGAGAACTATGCTAAGCTGCGGAAAGAACTAGCAGCAAAGTATGACACTCAAAGGCAGAAAGAATTCGACGCTATTAGGACTACTGTCCGGTAAAACGAAAGGATCAGTCAAAATGGAAGCAGATTTCAGCGGATGGGCAACCAAAGCAGGGCTCAAGTGCACCGACGGCCGAACCATCACGCCAGACGCTTTCAAACATCAGGACAAGATGCGTGTCCCCCTTGTTTGGCAGCATGGCCATGGTGACCCTGAGAATGTTCTTGGTCACGCCATCCTAGAGTACCGACCTCCGGAAGGCATTTATGCCTACGGATTCTTTAACGAATCTCCAAAGGCAGTCGTTGCCAGGGAGCTCGTGCAGCACAAGGACATCAACATGATGTCGATTTGGGCAAACCAATTGATCGAGCGAGCTAAGCTAGTTATGCACGGCGCAATTCGTGAGGTCAGCCTGGTTCTCTCGGGAGCCAATCCCGGTGCACTCATCGAGAATGTCACGATTCGTCACAGTGATGACGACAACGAACTTCTTGACGATGAAGCCGTTATTTACACGGGCCTCGAGCTCGAACTAAGCCACGCAGATACCACTACGAAGGAGCCGGCAATGGCAGAAGATACTACTGTTCAGGATGTCTATGACAGCCTGTCGGACGAACAGAAAGACGTCGTCCACTACATGATCGGCGAAGCCCTTGAGGCCGCCAACGCATCGCTCGCTCAGAGTGAAACCGTCGCATTTGACGACACCCAAATCATTGAGAAGCTAAGTGAACTCCAGGAAGGAATCAACACCATGTCCCACAACGTTTTCGAACAGCAGGGCGAAACGGCCAAGCGTCACGTCCTCACGCACTCTGAGGTGAAGGGCATTGTTGCTGACGCAATGAAGTCCGGCTCCCTCAAGGATGCGGTTCAGGAATACGCTCTGGCGCACGGTATCACCGACATCGACCTCCTTTTCCCGGATGCAGTCGCGGTCAACGGTGGTGCACCCGAGTACCTGAAGCGTCGTACCGAGTGGGCTACCAAGCTTCTCGGCGCTACCCGCAAGAGCCCGTTCAGCCGGATCAAGACCTTCGCCGCTGACCTCACGCTCGAGGAGGCTCGTGCAAAGGGTTACGTCAAGGGCACCCTGAAGAAGGAAGAGTTCTTCGGCGTCTCGAAGCGCGTCACCACCCCGACCACCGTCTACAAGAAGCAGAAGCTGGATCGCGACGACGTCGTGGACATCACCGACTTCGATGTGGTGGCTTGGCTCAAGGGTGAAATGCGCCTGATGCTCGACGAGGAAATCGCTCGTGCAATCC